GCTCGTTTTGATGTAGACGTTACGAGGACGTCCAGCACGTTCCAAGTGACTCTCATCAAACGCGGGTTCTGTGCCGCGCTTAAGAAAGTACTTGAGCAGAGCGCCTGAACCCTCGAGAGGATCTCGAGGAGAACGAGACGACACCACATGGGCCTTAACCAAAGGCCTATGGAGGTGCTCGCACTCTTTCTCGGAAACATAACCAAGAAAGGAGTGACGACCCAACGCCGGGCTGGTAGGTTCGACAGTTGGGAAGTATCTAAGCTTCCCTTCTATCTTACCATCAAGCCACTTAGCAGTAGCCCAGTTGCCAGCAAAGTAAAACTGGTTCCTGAGTTCCACAAGTGACACTATCTCGGCAACTTGCTGCCGTTGTGAAGGAAATACCTTTCTGACCTTGACAACACTAACGTCTTGGCCAGCATAGTACTCCTTCCCACAAGACTCCCGGAACGAACCGTTCCAGAAGCTCTTGTTACGGCCAACTCTAGCACCGTAGTATTCGAGTTGATCGACAACGGTATGCACGTAATCTATGGGAACAATGAGATCGTCCCCATAGACGCGCACCCGACCAAGAAAATCCAAAATCTCGGATTTCTTGGTAAACCGGTGTCCTTGCTCTTTCTCAATCCCTAAGAAGATAATGGTCAAAAATACCATAGCCTCAAAGGGAAAGCAAAGAGCAGAACCCATAGACGCGAACTTGGCAAGGGGAATAACCCCATGACCAGGCACAGAGGCCCGTTGAGAGCGACACGCTTTCACAGCTTTCAGAGAAAGCGGATGATTGCGTAGAAGCTCTTCAACGAGCTTAAGAGACACTCTATCGGAAGCCTCACTCAAATCGAGTGTGGCCAGGTCCCCTGTAAGGGAACCCTGCTGAGCGAGGAGTTGGTTAGGCTCCTGAGACTCAGTTCCGATAAATCCATTCAAGAAACTTGAATGGATCTTCTGCATCAAAGCCTCGAGTATCCCCTGCTGTACAAACTGCATAGCAGAGGGCTCAATAGCAATGATGCGGGGTGTCTTTTGCGTCTTAGGGACGGATACAACCCTACTGGGTAACTCCGCCTCGGGTTCTAGGAAATCGACACCGTCATCCTCATACTCTCCTTTAACAAAGGAGTAGCTGGGGTAGAGGAAGTCTCCAACGTGGAAAACCTCCTCGAGACGGCTGGTCCAGTACCGGCTTCGATACTTACCATTACTGGTGAGTTTCTCAGCAACGGCACCAGGACCATGTTTAGGAACTATTTCCTCATTCCAGATCTTGCGATCTAGAGTAGAGAATAAGTCACTAAACAACAGTCGACCCATACGACCAAATTCAGAAACATCAGAATCTGGCAGAATGGAGTTGACATAGTCGACCTCCTTATCACATTGGACATAGTCGGACATAGCCTTACGCTCCCTTGCAGGAGTGCAAGGCAGGAACATCTTGCCACAGATCAAAGTCAATTGTCTGATGGCATAGATGGATTCCACGTCCGGCTCATCCAAAAGGACACCAGTACCACGGTCGAACACTAGTTCCGTGAAACCTCTCAGAAAAGAGGGGAGACACGAGCCTGACTTCCGGAAAGGAAGAAAGGCTTCGGGAACAACGAACCCTTGGTCAAGACAATACTGAAAGTCTTTTCCAAAGGTAGGAAGGGTAATCGTTAGGAACGACATACCCTCATGTTCGACACGCTCATGGACGGTTTTAATGTCCATGGTGGTGCTTGTGCTACATCTGCTAGCTAATTCTTCAGCTAGCACACTCCAGAGTGATGTCAGGCTTTTCATAGCCCCTCCTAATAGAGGTGGTTATCCTTAGCCTGCCGCACTGAAGGGAGAACATTCGCATGCCTACCGGCATGCTGACCATCTAAAGATGGTCGAGAATGTTCAGGCCTACGAGAAGTCCTGCCAGGCCCATTACGCAAATCACGATCAAAACGACCGTGACAACGTGCTGGGTACCAGCAGTTGAGTGGTGATAATCATAATCGCCTCTCAAGGCTACCTACCTTTCTGCCCATTATTGTTT